TTTATTTCTTCTTCTTGCGTTTTAACTTTTTAAAGTCTGCGCCTGTAATTTTTGTTCTTGGCTTTGCTACTCTTGCGAGTTTCTTTTGTTTAGAAGAATACTTTTTAAATGGCATTAGTCTCGATAGCCTCCACCTTTTTCTTCATATTGCTTTGCAAGCATTTGTGCTTTTCTTGCCGTCCATTGTCCTCGGCTGCCGCCCTTGCTCCCTGCTTTGATCTTGTTAAAAAGATTCTTTCGCATGGTAGGCTTAGTGTAGTTTCCAGCCTCATTAACACGAGACTTTGTTTTTTTCTTTTTTGCTCTGGTTTTTCGTTTCACGACCATTTTATTTTATCCGACCAAAATGCTGCTGACATCTTGCCCTTTGCTATGTTTTTTGCGTGTCTTGCTTTGAAAGACTTTCTTTTGTTTTTCATCGCTTGACTCTCGCCTTTCTTCGGTGCGCCAGCAGTTGAGGCTCCTTGTTGTCCGAATCTAATCGTTTTGATCTTGTCGCCTTGCTTTGCCACGACAATGTGAGACTTCTTCGGGTGGTTAGGTGTTCGCTTTGGTTTGTTGAATCCTGTAACTCCTGCCCTCGTAAGTCTGGGATCTTTTTTTCGCATTAACTTTGCCTTAAATAACTGGGAGTCCTACCGACTGACGTAATCTCATTTGAGCGATCTGCTTCGATTCTAAGTCTTCCTGCGCTTCTGCGAGCTTCATTTGCTCGACCGCTGTTTTGACAGTGTTCATTGATGCTTTGCTTTCTCGTTCGATTGCCTCGGCTCTTTCGGTTGCTACTTCTGCTTGTTTCAATGCGAGCTCTAACTGCGCTGCTTGTTGCTCCAGCTGCTTGCTTGCCTGTATCTGCGACTGAAGCGCAACAGCCTCTTCTTGGTTAGGCTCAATGATTCCTGCTTTCACTCCTGCGCTTCTAAGGCGTTTGATTGCTTCATCGCCTCCCACTAAATCAAGGTTTTGGAATAAGATGTCTCCGACCAACTGACTCATGGCAGGGTTTTGAGCAATCATCGAGGACAGTTGTTCTGCTGTCTCTTGCTTGCGAGTTGTAAAGGATGGGCCGCTTGCGATCTTGATGTCGTAGTTTCCTACGTTCAAGTCCATTGTCTTAACGAATGTCCCGGTCTGAGCGTCCATCAAAGTCTTGTTTACTTGAACTGTCTCTTCTCGCTCGTCCTCGCCTATGATTCTAATTGTTCTTTCGGTGTCGTACACAGCAGGGATCATGTCAATCATAATCCTTCCGGCTAACTCCATTGAGTCGATTAACTGATCTTGGTACTCAAAGTTAGACATCTCACCTTGAAACTGTCTTCGACCGATTGCTACGCCTGACGTCTCTTGGCCTGGTTGCCCTATGTTTGCGTCAAATATCCCGGTGGTTGCTTTGATGTCCTCGGCTGCGAACTGAGCATCTTGTAAGAGTCCGGGTGATCCTTGTGCTGGAGATTCTCTGTAAGGTTTTTGGCCTTGGTCAAAATTAAACTGAAGAACTGGATCGTTTGACACCATCATGTTCTTCCACTTCGACTCGTGCCCCTTAATCATGGCAGGAGTCACGAAGTAAGGCTGTTTAGGCGTGAGGGCTGTGACCTCGACTGCTACGCTTCGAGAGTAGTTATAAAGTCTCTGAGCGTCCTTAGCTTTGCGTACAATGCCTCTTGTGATGTACTTGCCGTTGATGTTGGAAGTCTTACCAAACATCGGCACAAGAGGAATAAATCGTCCGACACACTCAACCTCTTCGAGTATCTCCATGCCGCTGATCTTAAATCGCTCTAGCTTTCGCTTCTGAACCTTTCTGGTCTTGCCTAACGTGATGCCTTGCAGATTTAACTCGTCTCTGACTGGCTGGACTTCTTCCAAGTCTAGGACTCGTCCGTCTGACAACTGGACTAGCGTTCTCTCTTCATTCACGATTCTGAAGTAATCAGCTACTCGTACAAAGTCCTCACTGACCCATGAATCCATATTCCCAGTTGTAGTGAAATCGCTTTCGCCCGGATAAGACTCTGCTTCGGGGTAAAGTCTTTCAAACTCCTTGCGCTCCATGTCCTCAAACATAAAGCCAAAGCGAGCCTCTTGAACGTGCTGCGCTTGAATAATCGGATCTAAGAGTACAGAAAAGGGATTCTTGATCTCTCGGAGGATGATGTCTTGATCGAGAGAAACGTCATCGATGTAATCGTGATCCACCAGTAGACAACCCCACCCGGACTTGACCGCAAACTTAAATGCCGTTTTAAAGGCTTGTAAGCCTCTCTGATCGATTTGACGTATTAGCCCTTGGTAGACTTCAGCTATCGCCTCATCGCCTTCCTCTGCGGCTCTGACTTTGACTGAGGGCATTTGTGCCATCTGGCCGCCCACTACTCGGTCAACGGAAGCAGATAGCTTATCAAAAGTTAAGCAAGGACGATTGTGTCGTGATTCTCGGACTGAATCCTCCCACTGACCCTCATCGTCATCGATAAATGACACGTCAGCAACGGATTGCTCATATATATCGCTCCACCCATCGGACGCAGTTTCAAACCGTTCTAACGCCTCTTTGACGATCTCGTTTTGTTCTTCGCTATTTCTCTTCATCACCACTCACTCGCAAAGTCGAGTTCTTGAATATATGTGTCTTCTTCAAACGCTTGTGCAAACATTCGGAAGGCATCAGCCCCATTGCTTGCTGCATTATGTAAAGGCACTTTTCTGAAGGTGTCGTGTTTCTCATCGAACTGGTATTGGTAATTTGCAAGAGCCTCTAAACCTTCTTCGCAGTTCTCCTCATGGAACCAGCATGATTTAAATTTATCTCGAACCATCGCAATACCGTCCTCTACGCTTGCTATCCTCGGAACAGTCGTAATCGGATGCACTCCTAAGCCTTCCAAGATGTCTCTCCTGCTTCGGTTGTTACTGCCTAACGAGATCACCTCAACATCGTGAGGAAGGTAGTGCGTTCCGTACAGATAGCCTTTTTCCTTGAGGACATGAGCATAATGATCTAAGTCCACTAGGCGGTGTTCATAGTAATCAATGAATCTCAGTTCTTTCCCGACTGACTGCATGAACCATATCGCAGTTGAATCGTTCCGGCCGAGATCCCAAAATGTATGCACCTCAAGGCTTTCAACCGGGAACCAACAAATCCGCCCTTCGTCTCTGGCTTGCTTGAGTTGATTTCTGTAAATCGATCCATCAACGAATTGTTTTAGCTCGCCCTCATATACATGGAGATATTCTTCCTCGTTCTGATCTTTGAGGATTTGCATCTCTTCTGGCAAAGTCGTTTGACTGAAGTAAGGATTGTCCCGGTAGCTGACTTTCTTGACCATTGCGTTTTGCGGTGGATACAAAACGAATCTCTGGTAGGCTGCGTCAGTCTTATGCTCTGGATTGAAGCTAATCCAAATCTCGGATCCGGGCTTTCTGATTGAAGGTATCAACGTCCTCCACGAGTTCTCACTCACTGAGCTCGCCTCCTCAACCCAACAAAGATCAATGTTATCAATGCTCTTGATCGACTGAATGTTTGCAAGAAGTCCAGTAAATATGAACGTCGTGCCATTTACTCCACGAATCTCGTTTTGAGTGACTTCGTAGAACCTTTCGAGTCCTAACGCTTCGATCCTTGATGCCAGAAGAGAATGAACAGAGTCCTTGATTGATCTCTGGATCTCTCTGGCGCATAGAATTCTTTTTGGGCTTTCTGTTCCCTTGAGGAGAAGTGCTGAAGCCATCTGTACAGACTTCCCGGCTCCTCGACCTCCCCAATAGCATTTAATCCTGTGAGGCTCGTACAGTTCTCTAAATGCTGTCGGAACCCTACGTTTCAGGGGTGTCACTGAATTCAATTTGATATGCTGCTATCTGAACTGGGTAATCCTCATCCCCTGAAAGCTCTATACTCTTGAGATCAGGTAGGTACTTGCTTACAAGTTTAATCCTACTGTCGATGGCTCCTTTGATTCTGCTGACTTCAACGCTATCTAATTGGGTGTCCAGCTCCTCTAATTTGTTAATAGAATCAAGGACTTTCTCAAGGTGCTTCTGGTTGGCAAGTTGTTCTCGCAGACTATCCTGCCTGATCTTCCGATTCGTCTGCGCTCTCGTCATTGCCATCTTCTGAGTCCTTTAACTTCTCTGATAATGCTTCAATCTGTTCAATCATCTGTTTGATCTGCCCACCAAGCAAAACGCATTGGTTCATCGCATCGTTTCGCTGCTGTTCCAGTATCTCAATTCTGCCCTTGAGTTCTTCTGTCATCAGAAGTGTCTATGATCTGTTGGGTTATTTACCTTCACTTTGATAAAGCTGGCGTCTTTCTTTCCATTGGCATAAGTCGCAGTGACTTTAATCACGCCATCTCCCGAATGAGCCGAGCTTGCGTAAAAACTAGCAACGTTACTACTGACTGAGGGAGTTGTGAGGGTAAGCCCTTGTCTGCCTTTGCTTTCGGCTGTTACGCCTGAGACTGA